AATGTAACATCTTTCTTATAAAAATCTGCATATCCGTCTCTACCTGTTACAGATTCATGTCCCAAACGAACCCATTCCATAACTGCTTGAGCACCACTTGGAACGATAGGATCGTATAGTGTTATATCAACTGGTTGCCAAGTTCCCTTACCTTTAAGGTGTCTCTTAACGTTGATATGGTCTAAAACCATCTCTTCAAACTGTATCTGTGGTCTTGCAGCCGCTTTAACTAAATATGATGGAATACCCTCGATATACATAATAAACCGATTCTTTGTTTTCGGTTCAAACGGGGTAAAAAATATTTCATTCGTATCTAAAATGTCAGGCATTATTTGTCTCCATTAAAAGCATTTTATATCTTCTTCTAATATAAATATCATAAAGTTAAAAAATAAGTAATATCAATAATACATAGTTCTTCTTAGTTTTATAGTAGTTTTATAGAAAAAGAAAAACCCCAACCGAAGTCGGGGTTTTCTATATACGTCAGCGTATGTTATAAGATAAACTACTCAGGGAACGATGCGCCTGTAGGTTGAACAACAAAATCCAACACGATGAACTCAGCAGTTCTCGTAGGTTGAATAAAGATTTGTCCTACCAATCTGTTTCTATCTACAACATCAGGAGTATTGTTAGTTTCATCCATTACTACTCTGAAAGCACTTAAACCACTATTGGATTGTACACTTTCAAGGTAAGGATTAACAATATTCAAGAATCTGTTTCGTGTAGCTACTGTATTCTGTTCGAATACCAAGTATCTTGAGGATGATGCGATGAATTTCTTCAATGCAATCAACAATCTACGAACATTGATTCTATCTAATGCTGATGGTTTGGATTGTAGTGTCTTCTGTCCGAATACTACTACACCTTGACCAGGGAATGAAGCAATTGGATTAACTCTTTCTTCATAGAGATCGTCTCTTTCAGCGTGTGTTAATCTTGTTTTAGCTTCTAACACCGTAGTCAAACCACCACGATTTAAACCAGCTGGTGCAAACCATTCGTGTGCGACTTTATCAGTAAATGCGATTACTCCAGGTAATACGACTGATGGTGGGACCCAAACTGGTCTGTTTGTATCTCCATCAACTATCTTAACCCAGGGGTAATATGTTCCTGCATAGTTTGTATCTAAAGCACTTACAGTATTTGTTACCGTAGCGATAGTATCTCCGTATGCAGCTGCATCCATCACATAAAAAGCGTCAGCTCTAGCTTCTACTTTTAATATTGCGTGATTTGTTACCTTTGGATGTAATCTGTGTATCACACCAGGTGTTACCAACAAGTTAATGTCAAATTCATCAGGATTACTTACAGCGTTTATAGCTCTTTTATAAGCTATCGAACCACTTGCTGTAGCACTTGACAAGTCAAATCCCATAGTGTTTGTTGCACTTATATCATTACCTGTGAGTTTTGGATTACCAGGATTATCACCATCAAATCCCCATTGGAAAGGTACTGTAAACTTTCTCTGACCAATAGCTGAAAGTGATAATGTAATCTTCTCTGTAGCGTCTGAGAATGTAGTTGACAACGTACTTGCGTCAGCGTGTCCTAACATATTCTCAAGAGACATAGAGGGATTACCTGTGGTAGCGCCTGTCTTGTAAATAGGTGATAAGTATTCACCATTATCAGGACGTTTATCCATATCGAAATCAAAACCATAAAATATGTTTGAATCGAAATCACCGTTAGTATTCTGTTGTGTGTGAACAAAAGATGCACTTGGTGCACTAGCTACAGGAATATATACTGCGCTGTGTCCCATAGGAACAACTGTAGTTGGCATAGTTTCTAAGTTTTTGTAATCACCAACACGAATATGTTTACTCAAGTTTGGATAATCACCCTTGTATGTCAACTTACCATTTGAATCAATTTCAACGAACCTATCACCAATCATTTTAGCGAAATAGTTTGGTGCATCTGGATCGAATGTCAAATTATCATACTGTTCTACTATTTGATTATCTTTTGTTTTATTTGGTGCATGATGTCGAACCTGTAATGAGAATGTTCCATAATCACTACCTGCTACCGAAGATGCTGCTTTAATATTTAAGATATTAGTCTTATATGCTTTGTTCATATTTGTTCCATGTGAACGTGTATAAACTCTGAATAAGTTATATCTTGCTCCAGCCACTAATTGTGATTGGATGTAAGGTGTTCTAGCAACATTGTAATCTTTGTTACCAGTCCATGTGTCAGCATTTCCATCAGCATCAAATGTAGTTACGCCTGAATTTAAATCAAGTGTACCCGTTGATGAGGTAACTGCACTTTGCCAAGCACCTGAACCTGTGGAATGTTGAATCCCCTTAAAGTTTTTGTAAAGATAGACTGGAACTGTCGTTCCTGCTCCATCATCTGCTATCTGAGGATCTGTACTAAGGACATCTCCGATATAATTTGCACTACCTGTACTAAACGAAATTGTTTTTGTATAGGTTGTGACATCACTTCCACTAACTACCAATGTGTAGTTTGTAAAAGTTCCACTACCTGTAGATGGTGTTAAGTCACCAGTACCGTTTACAGCTCCACGTGATGGTGCTAAAACAGCTAATGCGTGGTCTTTAGTTGAACCACTAATTCTACAAGATAATGTTATTATATCAGGTTTATATCCACCTAGTCCCAAAACCCTCACGACCGTTACCGAACCAGCGGAACGTAAATATTGTTGTATGGTGTACGGCGTATAAAAACGCTTATCGAGACCACCAAACATTTCTTCGAATTCTGAATAGTTATTCAGAACAGTAGGTGTAAAAGCCGGACCTTTAGTCGTTGGACCAATAATCGCAGCTCCAATGTCTGCTACACCTTGTGGAAGAAATGATAAGTCTCGTTCTTGTGTAAATACACCAGGACTTACTATTCTTTCAGCCATTGAGTTTCTCCTAAATGAGTTATATTAAAATAAAGAAAATTGTTTAGTTATAAGTATATACAAAAATCCCCAAATACAATAATAAGGGGATTTTTATTTGTTTTTTTAAGTTTCTTATTAACTATTTGGTGTAAATACACCAGTATCAGGATCTAAATTACCTGAGCCGTATTTTTCATTCAATTCTTTACCAACTTCTTTCTCTTTTACTTGAGTTTCAGAGTATTTTTTAGCATATTCTTCTTCACCTTTTGCTAAATTGTCTATCTGTTGTTGAAGTGCGATTTTTTGAATTGCTATTTGACCAAATGCGGTTTGACATTCGAGATAGTCTTGTTGTATTTGTTTTAAAGACTTTAACTCGTCGTCTGAAAATTTAATTTCTTTGTTAGGTAATTTAATTTCTTTGTCTGCCATAACATTTCCTTGTTGTTTGTTTAACAATAATAAGTATTAATTACTTCTTCAAACATTCACAATTTTTTTCTATATGTTCAACTTTTTTATGTAATTCTTTGATTGATTCTATCAATAATGGAACTATTAACTCATATTTAACAGCCTTATATCCATCACTTCTTTCAGTTACGATTTCAGGAAGAACTTTTTCTACTTCTTGTGCTATAACACCATATGAATGTTCACCTGCAAATGCTTCTTTATTATCATTCCAATCAAACTCTACACCACGAAGTTCCGAAAGTTTCATTAACGGGTCTCCGATTTTTATTACATTATCTTTCAATCTTTCGTCTGAAGAGAAGAATGCCACAACGTCATTGTTAAAGTTAGCAAGACCTGCTGCACTCATATCAAATATTACTGCATTTACATTCGAACCACCATCATTACCAGCGATTGTTAAATCTTTATCTGAAACATTGGTTTTTATAATAGCATCACTTGAAGAGTTTGTAACAGTTAAGACTGCAGTTCCACCTGGTTTGAATACAAGGTCATTTCCAGCTGGATCTAATATAATATCTGCAGCTGCATCTACTGTTAGATTGTTTGCTGATATTACTAAGTCAGTTCCATCACCTTCAATTTTTTCACCGTCATCACCGAATGTTAATCCAACTCCTGATGGTATGTTAACGTCAGCCGTAGCAGTTAAGTTAATATCTGCTCCAGAATTAATGGTTAAATCTGTTCCGTCTGATTCAATCTTCTCATTTGCGTCAGTAAAGTGTAATCCGATATTAGTTGGAATTATAACATCAGCTGCTGCTGTAAGTTTAATATTATTACCAGCTATAGTTAAATCAGTTCCATCACCTTCAATTTTTTCTGCGTCATCACCGAAAGTTAAACCTACGTTTGCAGGAACATTAATGTCAGTTGTAGCAGTTAGGTTTATGTCTGCGCCAGAATTGATAGTTAAATCTGTATCGTTTGATTCAATCTTTTCACTAGCGTTGTCGTCAAATACTATACCTACATTCTTAGGTATATGAACATCACTTGTAGCAGCTAGATTTAATTTAGCACCTGAGTTTATGGTAAAATCTGTACCATCAGATTCAATCTTCTCATTTGCGTCAGTAAAATGTAAACCAACATTAGTTGGAATTACAATATCAGTAGCTGCAGTTAGATTTAGTAAATTACTTGATGCTATTGTTAAGTCTGTACCGTCACCTTCTATTTTTTCTCCAGCATCACCAAACACAATACCAACGTCATTTGGAATATGAACATCTGAAACTGCAGTTAGATTTATTTTAGCTCCTGAATTTATAGTTAAATCAGTATTATCAGATTCTATTTTTTCACTTGCGTTAGCATCAAATACTAAACCAACGCTATGTGGAATGTGAACATCAGAAGTAGCAGTCAAATTTAGTTTAGCACTTGAGGCTATAGTTAAATCAGTTCCATCTCCTTCAATTTTTTCACCATCATTACCGTAAGTCACACCAACATTAGCAGGAACATTAATATCCGTAGTTGCTGTAAGGTTTAAATCTCGTCCTGATGCTATAGTTAAATCAGTTCCGTCACCTAATAGGTATTCACCACCTGCATCAAACAAGTATGAATATTCTCTTGCTAGACTATGTTGGAAAGAACCAGTTCCTGAACCACTTGCAGTTCCAATAATTTCTAATTCTACTTTTGGTATTTTTGTTCCAATACCAACCTTGTTTAAATATCTACCATCAGAAAATGAACCCGTTGATAAAGAACTACCACTAATCTGTGTAAGTGATAAATTAGCTATGTGAGCTGCGTCATCAAATACAGTCACATCTCCACCATCAACATTTATTGCTAAATCAGTTCCTACGTCTAAGGTTAATAAAGCACTTGACGCTATAGTTAGATTAGTTCCATCACCTTCAATCTTCTCACCATCATCACCAAATACAAGTCCTATGTTGTTAGGTAAGTTTACATCTGCTGTTGCAGTTAAATTAATATCAGCGCCTGAGTTTAAAGTCAAGTCTGTGTCATTACTTTCTATCTTTTCACTACCATTATCATCGAATACTATACCCTTATTCTTAGGAACATGGATGTCGGTAGCTGGAACTAAATTAATCTTCGCACCAGCGATTGTTAAGTCAGTACCATCACCTTCGATTTTCTCACTAGCTCCACCAAACTGAATACCAACATCGTTAGGTATTATAACATCCGAAGTAGCAGTTAAATTTAATTTAGCACTTGATGCTATTGTCAAGTCTGTACCATCACCTTCAATTTTTTCTCCGTCATCACCAAATGTCATACCAATATTAGCAGGAACATTAATATCTCCTGTAGCATCTAATGTTAAGTCTGCGCCTGTATCGATTGTTAATGCTCCACTTGCATCTATTTCAGCTGCATCTAATGTGATTGTATCTACTATAAGTTTAGGTGCTTCTACAAATACACTTGAAGATATTGCAGTTCCAGCGTGTCTGTATCTTAAAAATGCTACACTACCACTAACACCCCAATCAATACCACCGTTGTGCATTAGTGCTGAACTTTCTGAACCACTACCAACCGTTATTGTGTGGTCAGCTACTTGTAAATTACCAACTGATGCTTGAATTTTATCACCTGTAACTGTTAAGTCTCCAGGAATTGTAACATCTCCGTTATTAAATGTAACTGTTTCAATTATTGTGTTTCCGTTTGATATTACCGAAAGGTTATTACTACCATCAGCTTCTATTTTTTCAGTATCAGCTCCGAATGTTAAACCTATTGATGCAGGAATATTAACATCAGCCGTAGCAGTTAGGTTTATGTCTGCGCCAGAATTAATGGTTAAATCTGTTCCGTCTGATTCTATCTTCTCATTTGCATCTGTAAAATGTAAACCGATATTAGTCGGTATAATAACGTCAGCTGCTGCTGTAAGATTGATATTATTACCAGCGATTGTTAAATCTGTGCCGTTTCCCTCTATCTTTTCTC